CTTATTTCTCATCCCAAAAGCCATCAATTCGTATTGAAGCATTTCGATAGCATCCCATCCAGGATCCAACATTGTTCCAGGCGCGAACTCACCAAGGTAAGGCCAAGTGCCGTCTGTAGTAGTTGTACCTAAAGAAGTTCTTACAGCCTGATCTAAAAACTCATCTCTAGTCATCAGCGCACCCCTCTTCTTTAGAGTAAGTTCTCATAATTTTTTGCAGCTTCTTTAAGGACTTGGAGACAAAGTAACTACTTACATTTAATGCCGAGCTTAGTTCAGACTTCTTAATAAACCCATGCTTAGATATAAGGGAAGGATCCTTCATAACAGCCTCAATGACGGTGCGAACATCATCAGGTTGCTCCTCAATAAATACTTTAAAATCAATGGACGATACATCCATTTGGTATGCTGTATCAGGTATTAATGATACAAAGGAGGAATCACTGTTTGCAACTGTTGCGTCTAACGAAACTTGCTTTTTTCTAAAGCCCATACGCTTCGTCAAAGGTATACCCTTCTTTGCTTTACGATTCCATAAGACTGTTTTGGTATACTGGTCGAATAGTTTAGTGTCTATAGCCTCATCAAAAGTTTTACCAGTCTTCTTATGGTATCCTGCAATAGATTCTAAAGCCGCGATACACAAGTCGGAGTAGTTATCTTCTGGAGTGGCAATCGCTAAATCACCTGAAATCTTATAGGAGATAGTGTGCATTAGGCGACCATACTTCTCTTCGTAAAGTTCCCATTGCTCGTTAGTTAACTGCTTCATAGTTGTATTATACCTTCTTATCGGTGTTTGGGGTAGTCATTAATGAGTCTTTTAGAAGATTCTCACCGGGGTATATAGGCTTAATAGGGTAGTAGCCCTTAGGGGTTCGTCGATCCTCATCAATCCTTTGCGGTGGTGTAGCATCCCTCTCCGTCTCTCGGGGATCCTTACCCATACTCAACAAGCTGTAACCACAAATATCGCGCCAAGGGCTTTCATCCCCATACGTAGGATCTGTAGCAAGTCGGAATAACTTATCCACAACCCTACAAATAGTTAAGACATCCATATACTGCTCAGGCTTGATACCATCAGGGTATAGTACCTTTAGAATTTGATGTGATTTACTAAAGGAGTCGCCGTAAGCCTGTTGCTTTTCGGCTACTAACTTACCTACGGATTTTCCTAACTTTTCGTAATCTATCTTTGTCATCTTTTTTTCCTGTAATCCTTCGTAATATTTCTTTCCTAGACACCCCTCTTCGATCCATGCTTAAACATTTCGAACAGGTTCTCGCGTTATTGTAACTGTAAAGCTCGACCACATCTCCGCAGCTTTCACATTTACCCTTTTCCGGTAATACTCTCATTGTAAGAGTATTATAGTGATAGTATTAAATCCTTAACTCAGAAGTTAACCATTCGATGATGGAGGTGTATAGGTGTTGTTGAGTCACTACCGACAACTCCTCATAGCCTCCGGCCCTAGCATACTTAAGGGTAGCGTTGAGCTTATCTCTCGTAAGAACCAACAATGAATTGATAGCTTTAAACTTCTTAGTCTTGTTCCTAAGACCAGCTTCCGCTACTAACTTATTTACAGAAATTAAAGAATCACGGAGGTAGTGAATTAGTTCCTCGTCTGCTTTCATCATGCCACCATTATAGCAAACTAAGGGCACGAAAGAAGAACTAAATTGCTATAGTGTTGATAATCTCCACCTTATCTTCCTTCACAGAAGTTTCATACTTGCCAGACCCGTTATTAGGCTCCCTGTTTGACAGGATTTCATTGGCAAGAGGCAGTGCTACTAAATTCTTAACCACTCTTTGGATATCTCTAGCTCCAAACTCGTCACTAAAGCCCTTAGAAACCACATAGTCTAATAGCTCAGGAGTAGTCTTTACGGGATACCCACTTAGAGTCATTTTAGCAATACTCCTAATATCCTCACTGTTAAGATCATTGAAAAAGATAAACTCATCCACTCTACCTCTAAACTCAGGGGAGAAGGTGCGCTCCAAAGATTTCATAATCTCTTCCTTGTGGCTTTCAGCACTCGGCACCGCTCCAAACCCTAAAAGCTCAGTTTTCAAATCCTTTAACCCACAGTTAGAGGTCATAATAAACATTGAATCCGTTAAATCAATATCATTACCTGAGTTATCAGTGACGGTACCAGTATCTAGTAGGCTTAATAAGATGTTAAAGAATTTGGAATGAGCCTTCTCAATCTCGTCAAACACGATAGTCCAACGGTTAGACTTCTCGGCTTTATCCCTCATCATGGAAGACTCAGAGTGTCCAATGTAGCCTGGGGGAGAGCCTAGGAGCTTGCTAACCTCATGCCCATTAGTATACTCAGCACAATTAATCACCCAGAAGTTGGGGGAGAACTTTTCACCTAATTTCCTAGCAAGTTGAGTCTTACCTCTACCCGTCTTACCTATGAAGAATAAGTTTACGTGCTTTACAAAGTTAGCGGCTCTTAACTTCACGGCATTACACACCGATTTAATAGCCTCGTCTTGACCCATGATATTTTTCTTTAAAAAGATACCAAGGTCATCAATGTCTTCAAGGGTCTTTAAGCTATACTTATCCTTATTAGGACTTTTTCTAACCTTCTTAGTGGTCCTCTCCTCTAGCTTCTTTTGAAACTCCATATCCTGCTTGGCTTCTTTTATAATATTATCTAAAACAACAGAGTCGGGAAGAACCTCATTAAGGTCGTAGCAAACATACTCAATTCTAAACTCAGGGTAGTACTCGTTGATAGTTTGGTAGTAGGCACCTAACAACTTATACTCCAATAAAGGATCCTTAACTGTCTCCTTTAACTCCTGAACCTCGTCCACTCTATTAATAAAGGTTCTTTTCTCAGGAGCCGTAAGACAATCAGTAATAACAATCTTTACATAGTTAACGAAATCAAACTTACCCGACTCAGCTTCTTTAATAAATCTTTTCAGTTTATTAAATATAAGGGTAAACTGCCTTTCGGTTAACCTTCGTATGTGAATGATAGAGTTTAAATCTGAGGAGAACGCTTTAATATTGTTAGACTTTCTAGGCATTATCATCCTTATCAATCAAGGAGCTTAGGTTACTAAATAAAGACCCTTTAAGGTCGCTAGCAGCAGGCCCAGACTTTCCTTCTAGATCCATTTCCTTTAATTGATATTTTTGCATAGTTTGCGTTAACTTGAGAAGTTTCTCGTTTGCAATACCCATCTGATTTAAAGACTGGGTGGATGCTGAGATTAGTTTTGTAAAAGCATCCACGGATGGCATTCCACTGTCATCAAAGTTGATCCTAGCTCCAAGCTCCGTTAAAGCGGATTTACACTCTTCAAATAACTCTTTAGCAGCTTTCCTATCTGAGCTAGCGTTTGTCGTTATTAGCTTGATCAGTCGGTTTACCTTCTGATCGCTCCACATCTTGTTTTTTAGTATGTAATTTGCTGCCATATAAATCATCCTCCTCATCAGGATCGTAGTCATCCTCATCTAGGAAGTCCCTCTGTATATCAGGGAGATCCCTATGAGTATGTAGCTTTGTCGGTGGCTTGTTAAATCTTTTCTCTCTTCTAAACGTTCGTCCCATCACTCCTCTTTAGGTTAGATAAGTAGCTTCCTTTTAAAAATGTATCAGAATATTTAAAGTAGAATGGGAATGCCCAATCCACAGGCTTAAATACTACATCAAGCAGTGTAATGTAGAGCACCGTATTAACTACAGATTCACAAATAGATATAAATCCGTAGAGTAATAAACCTAGACGTTTCATAATAAACTTCATTAATCTTACTTATCCATCATCCTTTCCATATACTCCTGAAATGCTTGCTCCCTAGTTAACCCTCCGTCCCTTTGGGCTTTGGTCATCCTAAACCTCTTGCCAGTCTTCTTCTTGTAGTCCTCAATGTCAATAAAAGGAGCGTTTACATCATTACTGTTAGATAATTGACGTTTCATTGCCTCGTCAATAACGGTACTAAGCCTGTCTTCTATATTAACCAAGGGACTCCTGCGAAATACCAAACATAGTTCTTATCTTATTTAGCTCTGGGTTAGAAGAAGGTTTAGAAAATAATAGATCTTGTAGGGTATTCTTCTTAAACGCGATGTCCCCTACTGTTCTCCTACCGGCGGATGATATTTCAATGAGACCGTCCTCCTTGAGGAGTTCCTCTAGCCCATAATAAGGATCTAATCCCTTATCAAACTCAACTCTGAAAGCGCACTCCTGAAAAGGAACTCCAAGCTTGTTCTTCACTACCTTGATCTCCCCCGTAATACCCGTAGGCTTTTTATTCTCATCCCTGGTTACGTGGCTCGTCTTATTGCTTACGCACTTAAGATCAGTAGAAAGGTAGAACTCAAGAGCCTTACCTCCCGCAGCAGTAGTTTCAGGGTTACCATACATAACGTTTATCTTGCTGCGTATTTGGTTAATAACTACCAAAGTAGCCCTCTGCTCTTTCAGAACCGTATTGACCCTCCTTAACATGGAACCAAAGGTAAGTGCCCTACGTGCCCCGTCAGTGTTTGAGGTATCCCCTACAGAATCTCTACTTAGCTCCTCTTTAGTGGCTAGAACCGCAACAGAATCAATAACCAGTAGTATAGGAGTCTTCTTATCGTGTTCCCTAATCTCAGTGATCGTAGAAACTACGTCGTTGAAAGCCTCTTCAAGATACCTAGGAGTCGAGTATAACAACTCCTCAGGATTC